ACAGCAGTTGGTCAAGGTGCATTAGATTCTAATACCACAGCTTCTTATAATGTTTCTATAGGTCAAGCATCTATGGAAGATAATACAACAGGTGCTAACAATGCAGCAGTTGGAACAGATGCATTAGCTAATAACACAACAGCAAATAATAATACAGCAGTAGGTTATAGTGCTTTGATGACCAACACAACAGGTGCAGACAATTCAGCAATTGGATATAGGGCTTTATGTGGTAACACAACAGCAACAGAAAATACTGCTATGGGTTATGAGGCTTTAAGAGAAAACACAACTGGTGCATCTAATACATCAATGGGTTTTAGTGCTTTAGGTGCTAACACAACAGGAACAAGAAATACAGCAGTAGGTACGGCTGCTTTATTTGCTAACACAACAGCTTCTGATAACACAGCAGTTGGAAGATGTGCATTAAGAAAAACTACAACAGGTTGTCAGAATACAGCAATTGGTAAAGATGCCATAATATGTAATACAACAGGAGATAACAACGTATCAGTAGGTTTTGGTGCTTCAAGATGTAATACAAATGGAGATAATAATATAGCAGTAGGTCATAGTGCTTTATGTCTAAACACAATAGGTGCAGCTAACACAGCAATTGGTGTAAATGCTGGCTGTGAACTTAACCAAGGTAGTAATAATACTATGGTAGGTTATAATGCACAACACAACTCAACAAATGTAGATAATCAATTCACTTTAGGAAATGCAAATGTAGATAATTTAAGATGTAATGATACATCTATTTCATCACTATCTGATTTAAGAGATAAAACAAATGTTGAAGATATACCTCATGGTTTAGATTATATTTTAGCTTTAAGACCAGTTAAGTTTGATTGGAATAGAAGAGATGGAAGTTTTATAGGTAAAAAAGATTATGGATTTATTGCACAAGAACTAGACCAAGTTGAAACAGATTTTGATAGTGCAGAATACACAAGATTAGTTCATAAAGAAAATCCTGAAAAATGGGAAGCTGATGTTATGAAAACTTATCCAATTTTAATTAAAGCAATTCAAGAACTTAAAACACAAAACGATAGTTTAAAAACTAGAATAGAAGCATTGGAGAGTTAACCTATGCTCTTCGGATTTGCCTCATTTGCCGAACGACCATTCTCAACGGTCGATGATGATAACAGCGTAAACATTCAAGTAACAGGTAATACATTATCTATTAGTATTGGTAGCGTAGGAATTATAGCTGATTCAGTTGTAGAGAATGTTGACCCTAATAGATTAACTTTAGGTGCCGGAACTCTTACAATTTCAGGAGATGCTAATTTTGCTGTTACAGGTAATGCAACTGCATTAAGTTTAGGTACTATTACAGTTACAGCAGATGCTAATACGTCGGTTACTGGAAACTCATTGACCTTATCGACTGGAAGTGTTACAGTAACAGGAACAGCAAACGTTACTCCAACTGGAGCAGCATTAACATTAAACACAGGAGAACCCGGTGTTATTACTTGGAATGATATTATTCCTGGTGTAAACATGACTTGGACAGAAATAGAACCTTATTAATATGGCATCATCTTACTCAACAGATTTAAAATTAGAACTCGTAGCCACTGGTGAGAAAGCTGGTTTATGGGGATCTATCACTAATACTAACTTACAAATTTTAGAACAAGCAGCTAGTGGTTATCTTTCTTTAAGTGTAGCTAGCTCTGATGTAACTTTAGCATTAGATAACGGAGGCGAGTCTAATGGAAAAAATTTATACTTTAAATTAACAGGAACTTTAGCAGGCAACAGAACATTAATAATGCCTAACAATGCTGAAAGAGTTTTTATAATTGAAGATGCAACAGACAGAACTACAGCTAACAAATATACATTAAGTGTTAAAGCCACAAGTGGAACACCCGTACCTATTCCTGTTGGAGCAGTCATGCTTCTTAAATCAGATGGCACTAATGTGACCAAAGCTATTACAGAAAAATCATATTTTACAATTACATCTTCTTCAATCACAGCCTATACTGCAGTTGCAGGTGATCAACTTTTAATCAATACCACTCAAACAACTGTTACAATTACCTTACCTGCATCTCCTGCAGTAGGGGATGAAGTAGTAATAATTGATGCAAGAGGAACCTTTGGTTCTAACAACGTAACTGTTAATAGAAACGGTCAACCTATTAATTCAGGTACTAATAATTTAGCTTTAGCAACCAACGGCCAAGCCATAACTTTAGTATACATAGATTCTACAAGAGGCTGGGCTTACAAAACGAATACAGCATAGGAGCTAACAAATGGCTCTTTTTGAACTTACTCTTAGTCCTGGCATTGATAAACAAACAACTCCAGTTGGTGCAATAAACCGTTGGATTGATTCAGATAATGTAAGATTTAGATACGGATTACCAGAAAAAGTAGGTGGATGGGCTTCTTTACTTACAGACACTATTTGTGGTGTAGCTAGACAACAACATGCTTTTGTAGATTTAGAAGGTAATCGTTACGTTGCAATTGGTACTGATAAATTTTTACTTTTATATTTTGAGGGTCAACTTCATGACATTACTCCTTTTCGTACAGACAATGCAGGAGCTCAAATTACTTTTACATCATCAACATTAGCAACAAATAGTACCTCAGTTAAAACATGTACTATCACAACTACATCAGCCCATGATTTAATTGAAGGAGACATGATTGTATTAGACTCGGTGACATTACCTGGCGGTACAGGTTTATCTGCGTCTGATTTTGAAGACAAACTATTTCAAGTTTTAACTGTTCCAACTAACACAACTTTTACAATTAATTCTTTAAATCAAGCAACAGGTGCTGTGTCTACAGGTGGATCTATGATTGTTGAACCATATGAATCTGTGGGTCCTGCACAACAAACTTATGGTTATGGTTTTGGTATCTCTACTTATGGTGGAGTTTTATCTGGAGCATTGGCTAATACTTTAAATGGAGCTTTGGCTGCAAACACGTCAGGTAATAATGGTTCGAGTACAGAAATTACATTAGCTTCTACTGCTGGATTTCCTCCAGTTGGAACAGTTGCTATTGGAGATGAATTAATTACATACACAGGAATTACTAGTCCTAAATTAACAGGTATTGGCAGAGCAGCAAATGGTACTACTACAGCGGTTCACAATAATGGAGTAGTGGTCACAAATGCAACAGATTACTCTGGTTGGGGTTCAGCCGTAGAAGCATCGGGAGTAACCCTAGAACCTGGACTATGGTCGCTTAGTAACTTTGGTCAAGTATTGGTTGCAACTGTTGCTAATGGTAAAACATTTACTTGGAACTCTGGTATTGCTGCAAGGTTGTCTACTAGAGCTTCTACTTTAACTACTGGTTTTAAAACTGCAATAAATACAACAACAGATGTTGGAAACCCTACTGCATCTAGACTTACTTTAATATCTCCAACAACACGGCACTTGATTCATTTTGGAACAGAAACAGATATTGGTGATACTACAACTCAAGATAATATGTTTATTAGATTCTCGGATCAAGAAGCTATTAACAATTACACAATTCAAGCTACCAATACTGCAGGTTCTCAAAGACTTCAAGATGGTACAAAAATTGTAGGTAGTATTGTTGCTAAAGAAAACATACTAGTGTGGACAGACAATGCTTTGTACACTATGAAATTTGTTGGAGCCCCATTTACATTTGGGTTTGAACAAGTTGGAACTAACTGTGGTTTAATTGGTAAGAATGCAGCTATTGAAATTGATGGTGTTGCTTACTGGATGTCTAATAATGGTTTCTTTGCATACGATGGTACTGTTAATTCTTTATCATGTAGTGTTGAAGATTATGTTTATAATGATTTTGATACAACAAAAGGACAACAAGTCTATGCTGGAATAAATAATTTATACACTGAAGTTGTTTGGTATTACCCTACAGCAAGTTCTGAATTTAATAACAGATATGTAGTTCACAACTATGGTGAAGGAAAAGACATCCCTATGGGTAATTGGTACACAGGAACCAATAGTAATTCTATAAGAACTACATGGTTGGATTCTTTAATCTATCCAAAACCATATGCTACAGCTTATGACAACACAGCAACTGGGACTTTTCCAAGTGTCATTGGTTCAACTGGTTTAGGCCAGACTGTATATTTTGAACATGAGACAGGAACAGATCAAATTAATCCTAATGGAACAACTACAACTTTAACCTCTTTTATACAATCGTTTGATTTTGCATTAAACACACAAGAAGGTCCAGGGCAATTTATGTTGTCAATGGGTAAATTTTTACCTGACTTTAAGACATTAGCTAATCAAGTAAAGTTAACTATATTAGTGACAGACTATCCTCAAACAATTTCTACAGATACTGCTTTAAGTCCTTTTACTGTTGACTCTACCACTACATTTGTTAGTACTAGGTCTAGAGGAAGGTATGCTAGTTTAAAAATAGAAAACACTGATTCTGGAGAAAATTGGCGTTATGGAACCTTTAGAGCTGAAGTAAAACAAGATGGACAAAGGTAATGACAAAAATTGTAGTTAGATTACCAGAACCTAAAAAAGAATATACAGAAGATAACCAAAGACAAATCAACAGAGCTTTGTCTACAGTTGTTGAACAATTAAACTCTACGTTCTTAACACAATTAAAAGAAGACTCAGAACGATACACTTGGTTTGGATTAGGATAACATGGCAAATATTTATAAAAATGCAAAACTAGATTTAACAACTAATAATGTTACGACTTTGTATACGGTGCCTTCAAACTCTAGGGCTATTGTAAAAGCTGTTTTAGTTAGTAGTGATAATGGAAGTGCTACTACTCTTACTCTAGATTTATTTGCTGGTGACCCAGCAAGTGCTGCTAAGTTTACTATATTTAATGTCGAAGCAATTGGGGCTAATGAAAGCAAACAATTATTAACAGAACCATTAATTATGTTAGAGAATGAAGTATTACAAGTAACCGCTGCAGACGCAAATAGATTATTTGTAGTAGCATCAATATTAGAAATTAACAGAGAGGATAAATAATGTCGTTTATAGAAACAAAAGCATCAGTTAGATACGAAGTAATTGATGGTAAAGAAGTACCAATTATTACACCTGAATGCGAAGTAACTTTAACTAACACACTTACAGG